GTCGAGGACCGCGAGTACGACGCGTTCTTCTCCGAGGTCGGCGGCATCATCCAGGACGTCCGCCCCAAGCGGCTCCTCGTAGGCTGGTGCGACGCTATCGTCCAGAGGACGGAGTGGGTGAGTACATTGGACGAGGTCTACGGGCTGATGCGCGAGCCGGTGCCCGGTTGCGGGGGTACTTCGTTCAAACCACCGTTCGAGTGGATGGAAGAGAACGAGGTACTCCCCGAGACCTGTGTCTACTTGACTGACGGCTTCGGCTGGTACGGACCGAAGCCGGACTTCCCGTGCGTATGGTGCATGTCGACAGATCAAACGGCGCCGTGGGGGGAGACGGTGCGCGTTCACGTTGGATCGTAACAATAACGGGTTGAGTCCCAATCGGGACTCGACTCCAATTCAGATGGTTACAAATGAACTGGACACCGACAGAGGATCACATCTACCGACTGCAGCAAGTCGTCAACCACATGACCAACCGCCGTGCCTGCGTGATGGAGGCAGGCTACCCGCTGGATATCGAGCAGGTTAAGAAAATCGTCTGGCCGCCGCGCCTCCAGGAATTCGCCGCGCTCGGCTACGACTCATTGCAGACAACTCGCGGCATCAACTATGAACTCGGCCCCGAACACGGACTAGCCCGACGCTCGATCACTCATGTGAGTTTGCCGAAGTCTATCCATTACGCCTACCAGCGGCAGCTCCAGTCAGCCTATGTTGTAGATAAGCCGATCTATTTTAACCGCGACGGGATCGACGACATTGCGATGGAAGCGTTAAAGAAATGGACCGAGGAGGCGGTCTACGAACGAAGATTGGCCATGTTAACCACGACCACGGTGTCGATGTTCTTCAAGCACCGGGCCGACGACAAACTCACGATGTATCACATCCTGGCCCGCTGGCCAGGACTAAAGGCGATCTTCCCACGTGTGACCCATCACGGCTACGGTCGCGCGCAGGATATCTGGGAGCGGCACGGCAACGAGGTTCCGAGGAACCTCCAGCGATGGGACTGGCCCAAATTCGGGCCGGAAGCACTCTGGCGGGAAACCAACGCACGGCGCATGGCATTAGCCGAGGAGACCCTGTTGTCGTGCCTGTCACTGGCATCGTCACCGACTACCAATTCCGGCAAACTCACCGCCCATATAGCCGACTGGCAGATACTGGGCGGCGCCCCTTTTTAAGGTGGGTAGCAATGGCATCACCTAATACTGACGCCGCGACGATCATAATCAACCTAATGAAAGAGCAGGGCCGGGTCTGCGACGATTGCGGCGATCCCGACATTCAAGTCTGCAGCACGCCGTGGCGTGTGCCCGCCGACGGTGACGATGAAGAACCGCCACCGTACGCGCCGGGCGAATACGTCCAGAAATGCTACTGCGGCCCCTGCTTTATCAAGCTCGTTCAAAAACCCAAACACTAACGAAAGTTAACAAGCCAAGCCCCCGCCGTGAGCGGGGGCTTTTTTGTGGGTGGTTGACATTCCAATATTATAGGGTTTAGGCTGCGCCGATGCGCGGCGGCCCACCGATAAAAGACATTACCGGTCAGCGGTTTGGGCGCCTTGTGGCAGTTAAGGTAGCTGGCCGCATCAGAAGAAAATTCGCGTGGGAGTGCGCGTGTGACTGCGGTAATACGATACGTGTGGTCGGTACCAACCTGCGCAGCGGCAACACAAAATCGTGTGGGTGCAGCCGACTAAGACGCCGAACCGCACCGATTACTCCCGGAGTAACCCTATAAGCATAATCGTTAGGGGAAAGTATGGCGCTAATTACTCTCGATTTTGAAACGATGTACGACCAGGACTATAGCTTGTCAAAGATGAGCGAGGTCGACTACATCAAGGACGCCCGCTTCGAGGCGATCATGTGCTCGGTGAAAGTGGGTGACACGCCGACGGAGGTATATGTCGGCCGGGACATTAAGCCGGCATTGGGCCGGATCGACTGGTCTACATCGGCTGTACTCGCACACAACATCCGGTTCGATGGCGGGATTTTAGCTTGGCATTACGGCCATGTGCCCAGGATGTACCTCGACACGCTGAGCATGAGCCGCGCCACCACGCACTGGACGATTGGGCGGTCGAGCCTCGCCAAAGTCGCGGAGTATCTCGGGCTGCCGCCCAAGGGCGACGAAGTTATTAAGGCCAAAGGCAAGCGGCTGCGGGATTTCACGTCAGCGGAGCTGGAATTGTACGAGAAGTATTGCGCGCGGGATACCGACCTCTGTCACGCGATCTTCCAAAAGCTGCGCTCCCACTTTCGCGCCAGCGAGCTGGCGATCATCGACATGATCGCCCGCATGTTCATCTTGCCACAGGTCAAGTTAAATGCGGCGGTCTTGCAACAAAACTATGACCGGGTTCTAGCCGACAAAGCCGAGGCATTGGCCCGTGTCAGCGAGATACCGCGCTCAGTGTTTTCGTCGCAGCCGCAGTTTGCAAAACTGCTGCAGGAGCACGGTGTCGAGGTACCGATGAAAACCTCGCCCACGACCGGCGATCAGATACCGGCATTGGCTAAAGGCGACTGGGCTTTTAAGGAACTCTGCGCCGACGACACACTCCCACCCTTCGTGCAGTTGTTACTGGCGGCGCGGCTCTCGGAGAAGTCGACGCTAGAGGAAACCCGGTCGCGCAACATGCTGCGCCTCGCACAGACACCGTGGGCCCTAGGCGTTGGCTGGGCACCGATCCCGCTGAAGTATTCGGGGGCACGCACTCACAGGCTATCGGGCGACGGCGGCGCTAACTGGCAAAACCTGCCAAGAGGCAGCCTATTGCGAACGGCCATAGAAGCCCCAGCCGGTTGGCGCATCGTCCACCGTGACGCTTCGCAGATCGAAGCTCGCATGACAGCGTGGTTGGCAAAATGCAATATCCTGTTGGATGCCTTCGCTGAGCAGCGAGACGTGTACTGTGAGTTCGCGTCGATCATATACGACCGCGAGGTGACGCCGGAAGACAAGTTAGAACGGTTTGTTGGTAAAACCGCCATCCTTGGGCTGGGCTATGGCTGCGGTGCCGAGAAGTTCCAGAAGATGTTATTCATCGGCAATGGCGGGATCAGCCTCAAGCTCAACATCGAGACCGCCGATGTGATCGTGACCAATTACCGCGCGGTTTACCACGAGATACCGGCACTGTGGCAGTATTTCAACTACTTGTTAAAACAAATCATTAAGTTATCTCGGCGCGTGCGCTATGACCGGATGCCGTACGGGGTAGATTACAGCCACATCCCCATCGACGTGGACTACGATTGTTTCGTCCTGCCGAACGATCTGCGGATATGCTACCCTGAGTTAAGCCAGGACCCCGCAGACGCACAGATGACGTACATCGACCCGAACTATACTACTCCGAGATACCTCTATGGTGCGAAAGCTTGCCTTGGTGCAAACACTGAAGTCCTTACCGACCACGGGTGGAAGCCGATTATCGAAGTCGTCGTTTCTGATCGCCTATGGGACGGTATTGAGTGGATTACCCACGATGGTGTCACCTTTAATGGAACCCAATTGACCGCTTTGGTCGATGGCATCACAATGACTCCTCACCATAAGGTTTTAACCGAAATCGGGTGGGTGGATGGGGCGGCCTGCGAAGGATATAACCGGGCTGCGGTTTGGCTATCTGACAGCGACGCGGCGCGTTGGGTCGATCCTGACGGGGACTGGCTGGCGACCCCTGTGGGAGGTTCGCTGCGATTGCGGCCAGACCAAGCAGATGATCTCGTCGATTTACTGCAAGGGCGAACAGAAATCGTGCGGTTGTCAGCGGTACGAGATGATCGCAGCGATCAATCGGACACATGGGATGTCGAGGCACCCAGCCTACGCGGTATGGCGGTCGATGGTGGACCGGTGCAAGTTGCCGACGCATCAAGCGTGGGTGAACTACGGCGGGCGGGGGATCACGGTCTGCCCCGAGTGGCAGTCGTTCGACGCGTTCTGGGACGACATGGGTCCGACGTACAAGCGCGGCCTTGCACTGGAACGCAAGGACAACGAGGCTGGGTATTCACTAGCGAACTGCGAGTGGGCGACCTACCGACGGCAAGGCAACAACCGCCGGAACAATGTTCATATACCGACGTGGTTTGGTCCGATTACAGTAGCCGAAGCATCAAGATTGACCGGTATCGGCCATACGACACTGTTGTATCGCCTGAGCGTGGGTGCCAGCCCGTCTACGATATTGTCAACGCCGGACCTCGGAACCGCTTTGTCGTCGCGGGTACGCAAGGGCCATTCATAGTGCATAATTGCGAGAACATCAGCCAGGCATTATCGCGGATCATTGTTACCGATATCGCGGTGCGGATGCAGGCCAAAACCGGCTATCGGCCTTTCCTTTCTACGCATGATAGCCTCGATTTGTGTGTGCCGGAAAAAGACGCAGAGGCAATAGACCAGGAGCTGGCGCGGCAGTTTGCTTATGTGCCGGATTGGGCCGAAGGGTTGCCGCTAGCCTCTTCGGGCGGTTGGGGCCGCAACCTGACGGCAGCAGAACGGGAAGATAACTGTTAAAGTAGAACTGCGGCTTGTCGCCGCGTGCCCTAGGAGACCCAGCATGGCCGACGAACCCAATACCTCCCAAACCCACGCCGAGCAGCAGGCTGAGCGCCAACGGGAACGCGACCGCCAAGCCGCCGAAGCCGACGCCATTGGCCAACCCGGTGAGCGCGTCGTGGCCGAGCACACCGAGCGCACCAATAACCGGGCGCAGGGGTCCGGCCGCGAGAACACCGCGATCCCCGAACACACCCGCGAGGTGCCGCCGCCGTCGGAGGAAGCGCCGTTCGGGGCCAACCCCAAGCCGCCGTTGAAAATCCTCAACATCGACGGCCCCGGTAACGGCGACGGGGTTAGCTGGATGGATTTCTCCGAGCCCGCCCCGATGGAATTGATCCAGGCAATCTACGACAATTCTAAGGACGGCCCGGTCACCATCTGGTCGCGGCATCTGGCCGAGTCGAACTTCTCGGCATTGTTGTGGAACTGGCTGGTCGAGAGCGACGCCGCGTGGCGTTCGCGCTCACTCGCGATGCAGCTGTGGGAGCCGCCGACCGAAGTGCCGCCGCAAGGCACCGGCATGATCAACTTCACTCCGCCGGCCCCGAAGACCGAGGCCCAGCGCTCACCGTCGCAGCCGGCGCATCGCAACGCGACTACCCAGGCGCAGCGCGACGCCGGGCGCGCGCAGCCCCACAAATAGGTGAACCCCATGCCTGAGCGCCCCATCGAGCGTATCGAGCAGATGGACCTCGTCCCGCCGGGCGAGGTCGGCGAGACCAAGTGGACCGGGCGGGGGCGGATGCTGGGGGCACCCGCCCCCACCACCGACATGCAGCAGCCGTCCCGGCCGCATGACCCCTTCCCTAACCCGCCGGAAGACGTAGTGCCGGAAATCCAGATGCCGCCGGAGCCCACCCAGGAACACTCGTGGGGCGGCCCCTTGGGCCGCCGCAAGGCAGAGGGAGGACGCCGTGGCTGAGATTACCCTCCTCGACCTCGACGCCGCCGGGATCGATCTCGACGAGCCCTGCCCGCCCGATTTCATGCAGTTCGTCTACGAGAACTCGCAGGACGGGTACCTGACTTTGTGGTCGCATGTGTTGTCGGAACCCGGCGGCCCGGCGCGTATCCAGAAATGGTTTGACGAGGGGCTGGAGGAGTATCGCAGCCGCAAGGTCCAAATCCAGATGGCGCCGCCCACCCCTAACCCCCCATCGGGCGACAACGTGACGGAAGTCACTTACCCCGAGGGGTCGACCGAAGCACCGGTCAATGTCGACGTGCCGCATGTCTATGGCGGCAGCGCGGTTGGCGATACCCTCACCTGTACGATGGGCAACTGGCAGGGGGTGCCGACGTCGTACGCTTACGCTTGGTCGACCGGTGCCACTGGGGAGACCTACGTGGTCCAGGCTAGCGACGCGGGTACGTCGATCACCTGCGTAGTGACTGCGACCAACAGCGCCGGCAGTACCGAAGCGCCGCCGTCGAACGCGGTGCTGATTTCGGGGGCGCGGGCCAGCGGCAGCCGGCGCGAGTACCCGAAAGAAGAGAGGCGAGAATGAACGTGGACAGCACCTCCGACGAGCGCGTCACGAACAACGTGATGCGCCACGAGTACCGCGTCCTCACCGAGCACGAAAAGCTGAAAATGCAGCTTATCAAAGATCAGGGTAAGGACTTCTACGATTACTGCACCGAGCTAGGGAACAGCCGCGAGTTGTCCCTGGCGAAGACGAAGATCGAGGAAGCGGTCATGTGGGCGGTTAAGCACCTGACGAAGTAGCCATCATAGCTCACCCTGAACTATCGTGCACTCCTCAAAGAAGCGATAAAACCAAATGACATTCACCTGGAGTTACAGCAAACTAAAAAGCTTTGAAACTTGCCCTAAACGCCACTACCATTACGACATCGTCAAAGACGTCCAGGAAGCCGACTCGCCGCATTTGCGCGAAGGCAGTGCATTGCACAAAGCTTTCGAGGAGCGGGTACGCGACGGCAAGACCTTACCCCTACCCTACGCCCACCACGAGCCGATGCTGGTCAAACTGATCGAGTCGCCCGGCGACACGATGGCCGAGCAGAAGCTGGCCTTAACCGATAAGTTCAAGCCGACCGGGTTCTTCTCCGCGAATGTGTGGCTTCGCACCGTCATCGACTTTTGTAAAGTTAGGCCGAAATCCGCTATCGTGGTGGATTATAAATCCGGCAAGGTGACTGACGACGAGACCCAACTGGCGCTGGCTGCTGCCACCTTGTTTCACTACGCACCGGGGATCGAGGAGGTGAAGGCAGCGTTTCTCTTTGCCAATAACGACAAACTGATCGCCAAGACCTTCCACCGCGACGGGCTCCAAGGAATTTGGCGCGACATACTCCCTCGGGTACGGAGACTGGAAGATGCCACGGCAGAAAACGAGTACCCCCCAAAGCCCAGCGGCCTTTGCGTTAGATATTGTGGAGTTCAAAGCTGCCCTCACTGGGGAACCGGCAGCCGCTGGTGACGGTATGACCGACTTACAGTTGCAACGGCAACGCGAAGCCTATATGTGGCTGCGCCACCGGGGCATCGAGATGCCACACACGCTGTCGAGGCGCTGATGCCACGCCTCTATGACCGGGTCTACGCCCAGATACCCCGGCAGTTATTGGGGCGGCTCGATGTCATGATCCGGTCGGACCCGTATTACCTGCGGGTCGAGGTGATCGTCGCTGGTAAAGATGGCGTGCTATGGCCCAGCGGCCCACTCGATGTGACGCTGGATAACGGGGCATTCGTCGACTGCAAGCTCCCGGATTGGTTTGTCGGGCACATGTGCTCGATCCCGGTGGACGAAGACCGGCTCACCGGCAAATTGTGGGACAGCCTCAACGAACTGCCTGACATTACGACGCTACAACGATGATCGAAAGGTCAATAAAGCGAAAAATTCGTGGCGTCCTGAATAAGTACCGGGCGCACGGAATTTACGTATACATGCCGGTGCCCGGCGGCTACGGCGAATCGACATTGGACTACCTCGGCTTTATCTACGGGGTGGGCTTCGCAGTCGAGGCGAAAAGGCCCAAAGGAAAGCCGACGCCTCGGCAAGAGGGTATTATTGAGAGGATACAGGAAAGCGGAGCTATAGTATTCGTTGTGTCCGACGACAACAGTCTTGAAGAACTTGACGATTGGTTACTGCGTACCGTACAATATAAAAAACCATCGGATGGTACTCATGTCTTACGACTGGCTGGGCAAGAAGCCCTGGGCGATCCAGCGGACGACGACCGCATTGTTGGCAAAATCCCCGCGCGCCTACGTCCTCAACGAATTCGGTACAGGTAAAACCCGCAGCGTTATCTGGGCTGCCGACTACCTCAAGAAGACGCAGAACATAGGCCCGGTGCTAGTGTCAGCGCCGTTATCTACCCTATCGCCAGTGTGGGAGAGCGAGATATTCAAGCTCGACCCGCGAGCGCGCGTCCAGATTTTACATGGGTCGAAGAAGGAACGCCTGGACCGGCTCGCCAGCGAGGCCGACTGGTATATTATAAACCATCACGGTCTCAGCTTGATCGAGGCCGCGCTGATCGCCAAGGGGTTCTCGGTGTTTGTCATTGATGAATTGGCGGTCCTGCGCAATTCACGGACATTGTGGTGGCGGGCAGCGCAGAAGATAATTTACTCCGGGAGTAACATTAAATACGTGTGGGGTTTGACCGGCTCGCCGACCCCCAAAGCCCCGACCGATGCGTGGGCACAAATTAAATTACTCACGCCGGGGAACACCACCCGCTCGTTCACCCGGTTCCGCGATCTCACGATGCAACAGATCACGCAGTTTCGGTGGGTGCGCAAACCGGGGGCGAAAGATTTAATCCACCAGCAGATGCAGCCATCGGTCAGGTTTTCCCTCAACGACGTGACCGAGCTACCTGTGACCACATACCGCAGCTATCGCATCGACCTGGAGCCGCTGGCTTCCCAAGCCTATAAACTGATGCTCGATAAATTACGGATGATGACCGAGAAGGGCACGATCACCGCCGCCAACGAGGGCATTCTGCAGTCCAAACTCTTACAGGTAGCTTGCGGGTTTATTTACACCGACGACAAGGGCGTGCTGCGGCTGCCGGTGCAGACCCGGCTCGACGCACTACTGTCTATTGTAGAAAGTACGCAGCGCAAGTTCATCGTCTTCGTGCCCTTCGTCCACGCGTTGGAGGGAGTGGCCGAGCACCTGATTAAGGCTGGCGAAGACATCGCGGTCGTGCATGGCGGCACCCCGGTCGGGCATCGTAACAAGGTGTTCCGGGGGTTTCAGGAGAAAGAATCCCCACGCGGCATTGTTGCACACCCCGGCTGCATGGCGCACGGCCTTACTCTAACCGCTGCGAACACCATTATCTGGTATTCGCCGACAAATAGTTTCGAGACCTACGAGCAGGCGAACGCTCGTATTGTCAGGCCAGGGCAAACATCGCGCACGTTGATCGCGCACCTCGTGGGCACATCCGTGGAACGGGCTGTTTATAGTCGTCTTCAGGACCGCAAATCATTTCAGGGATTACTGTTGGATTTATTTCACCGCCAAGACGCGACTTGACGGGGATGGGACGCGCGCGTATTTCTATGGGTGGTAGTGGGTCTCCAGGCCCAGGTTCCATCCGAGTACCTCAAGCGGCGCGCCTCCTGTTCCCCTGGGCGCGCCGCCTTTTTCTCGGATGGGCGCATGAGAGCTAGATATACCCAGGAGATTGAGGTCGACGGTTGGACCCGGATGATTCCGGTCGCTCCCGCCTATCGGATTGCGTGCTGCGATTGCGGCCTCGTCCACGACCTCGAATTCACGCTTGATCAAGACGATCAAATCTATATGCGGGCAAAACGTAACCGTCGCGCCACGGCACAACGACGCCGACATCTCAAAACCTGGAGGAGCCCATGACCCCCGCCGAAATGACCAAGAAGTATCTGCTGTTGCGCGAGCGCATCAAGCAGATCGAAGACAAACACAAGGCAGAACTCGCGCCATATCTGGACATGAAGTTCCAACTGGAGACAGCGTTACTTGACCACCTCAACCAGAATGGCCTAGATTCTACCAAGTGCTCAGACGGCACTGCGTTCAAGTCCACCGTAACCTCGGTGACGGTACGGGATTGGCCCGCCACCTTAGGTTACATCCGCAAACACAACCTATGGGACCTGCTTGAGGCACGGGTCTCGAAATCCGCCGCTGTCGAGATCATCACCGATACGAAGACCCCGATCCCCGGTGTCGAGATCACCCAGGCGACAGTGTTGCGGGTTCGCACAAGCTAGGCATACACTCACCATCAACCCTATAATATCGGAGAAATCATGGCAAATTCGCTGACGTCTTTAGATCGTGGGCGGCCGTCCACATTAGCACGTCACCGGCAGGGGTCTCCCCTTCTGGGTAACGCCAGACAAGGGCTGGCCCCGTCCTTTGCGGTTGTGACCTACAAGGGCCGCAACTTCCGCCTCAAGTACCGCACCGAAGAACAGATCGTCCGCGACGACCGGGGGCGGGCGGCCACTTATATCGACACGGTAATCGTCGGGGTATCACCTAATATCTCGCGCCAGTATTTCCCTGACGCCTATGTCGAAGGCGCCAGCGAGGGGCCGGCGTGTTACTCGACCGACGGCAAGGTGCCGGATGTCGGGGTGCCACAACGGCAGAACCCGGTCTGCGGCACCTGCAAGTGGTCGCAGTGGGGTAGCCGGGTTACCGATGCGGGGAAGCGCGCCAAGGCGTGCCAGGAAACCCGGCGGCTGGCGGTCGTGCCCCTCCAAAACATCGAGAACGAGTTGATGGGTGGCCCGATGATGCTGCGGGTGCCGCCAATGTCGCTCTCTAACCTGTCCAACTACTCGGACTTCCTCGCCAGCAAAGGGGCCAGCTTCGAGACCGTCGCCACCCGCATCGGGTTCGACGAGAACGTGGCATACCCGCGCCTCACCTTCGAGACGTTGGACTGGCTCGACGACGACCAGCAACTGGCGGCCACTGGCGAAGATGGCAGCGGTGGGGTATGCGCCAGCCCGCTGATCGAGCGAATGCTGGGTGGGGTCGAGGTTGAAGTCTCCGACCAGAACGCTTCGCCGCAGTCGCCACCTCGTCGCGCGTCCGAGGAGCCAGCCCCCGCACCTCGTCGCAAACCGCCGCCTCCAATGGAGTTGCCGGCGGAAGGAGAAGAGATCGAAGAAGACGCCGATGACGATGACGAGGAGGAGGCCCCGAAGGCGGCGGCCAATCCCTTTGTCGAGGAGGTGGCGCCCCCACCTCGCCCACGTGGCCGTCCGCGCAAGGAGGGCAACGGCAAGGCCGCGTCGCAGCTTGCCATCGAAGCCGACATGGAGTCGGCGCTCGACAACCTCTTGGGTGAGTCCAAGTCCCTGTAAGGGATAGCTTCATGGACGCGTTTACATTTCTGGAACGCGTCGTTGCACCGGGCGCTTTTTATGCTTTCGCATACAAGCGCCCGGATGCGACGGGGCTACGGCATAAATTCTTCAAGCAGACCGACCGCAAGGCGGCAGCCGATTGGCTGCACCACATGTCCAACACCTGCGATGTGTGGCATGGCGTAGCCAGCTTCAAAGCCGCCGGCTCGCGCACCCAGGCAAACGCCGAGGCGCTACGGGTCTTCTGGTACGACGCGGACATCGCGCGGCCGGGCGACGGTAAATCACCGGCGAGTGTCTGGCAGACCCACCTTGAACTGATCAAATGGGCTTGGAGTGTGCGCGACCGCCTGCCCATGCCAAACCTGTGGATATGCTCGGGCTACGGGGTTCACTTCTACTGGGTACTCGATACTCCCATTCCCGCCGCCGAATGGTTAGGCCACGCCAAAGCGTTTCGTGACTTGTTAGCATCGTGTGGGGCACGCGGCGACATTGGCATATCCGCCGACAGCGCAAGGATATTGCGCCCGCCCGAGACGTTTAACTACAAAGTCCCAGCAAATCCCGCGCCCTGCTGGGAGATGACGGCAGGACAGCGCAAACTAAATTTGCCCAAGTTCTACAAGACCGATGAGTTCCTGGTACTACTTACTCCTGGAGTAACGCCACCGCTGGGGCCACCACCTAAACGAAAAATTAGTACCGCCTCGCTAGAGGCGGCGAAAGCCAACCTACCCCGGCCACCGCCGTCGGACTTTGGCATTGTCGCAACCAAATGCCTGCAAGTTCAGAAGAGCCTGGAAGAAGAGGGTGAGTTCGACGACCGCACCCTATGGCATCTCCTCGTCAATCTCGCGTATTTTTGCGACAACCGGGATATGGCGCACGCCATCGGACGGAAGCACAAGAAGTACAGCGAGGACGACACCGACGCCAAGCTCGACCAGACCGCGAGCGAACGCCAATCCAAGAAAGACTTTGGCGCGCCGACGTGCCAGAGCTTGAACGCAGCCCGGCTCGGGGTGTGCGACAATTGCGAGTTCCGAAGCAAGGTTAATTCTCCCTACTCGCTTGGCTGGTCGGGGGAGTTACCGCTCGGCTTTAAGCAATCGGAGGAGGGTATTCAGCGAGCCGACGGTACCCCCTTGGTCGGCGGCCTCGCCTCCAACGCGCAGTTATTTTATCTCGGCGACGATATCGGGTATCAGCTGGTGTTCGACTATACCTTCGGCGGGCGCACGACGGGAGTCCGCATCAACGAGGGGAATGTAAGCTCGACGATTGATAAGATCAGGCATGTCTTTGGCAAACAGGGTATGTCGCTGGATCGTAAGACCACGGTCGCCTTCTCGGATTTCATCATGGCATGGATACGCGAACTCAAGGACGCCTGTCGTGCGGTTGACGCGCCGCCACCCTTTGGCTGGGTTCACAACGAAAGCGGTGGATATTTGGGGTTGTCGGTTGCGGGTACGTTTTACCGGGTCGATGGCACTGAGGGGATTGCCCAGCCCGGCGACCCGGCAATCCACAAAAACTACACGCCCAAGGGCGACATCAGGGCGTGGCGAAAGTCTTGCGAGTACGTGATCGGCAATAAGCTGGAACTCCACACCCTCGTCGGTGCGTCTTTCGCCGCGCCCTTGATGGAATTGATCGGCGAGTCGGGGATACTTTCAATTTGGTCTAAGTCGTCGGGTGCGCGCAAGACGTCTGCATTCCGCGTCGCCACCGCCGTCTGGTGCAACCCGATCACGGGTATGTCTGCCATTAAGGACACTACCAACTCGGTCCAGCAATCCCTCGGCGAAACCAGGATCATGCCGGTGTTCTGGGACGAGATACACACCGTCAACAAAGACCAAATCGCCACGATGGTGGAGATGTTCTTTAACATCACTCAAGGTAGAGGGCGGGCTAGGCTCGATCAGCGGATGGAGCAGCGCACCGTCGGCTACTGGCGCACGTTGCTTATACTCAGTTCCAACAAGCCCAACGCCGAGATGATCGAGCAGGATCGCTCGCACACCAATGCCGGCGCGTTGCGGCTGTTCGAGTACCCCATCGAGCCATTCGGCGGGGCCGATCCGGAAGCGGTATCAACCGTGAAGCTGGTCGAGAACAATCATGGCCAAGCCGGGCGGGTCTACACCAAGTGGATAACGCAGAACCTCGACACGGTGCAGGCGGTCATCAAAACGATCCGTACCACACTCTACAAGGACGTGCCGAATATCAAACCGGAAGAGCGGTTCCACGTCGCGACTATCGTCGGCATCGTCGCGGGCGCGTGGATCGCAGGTAAGATCGGATTGGTTACATTGGACTGGCAGGGCATCTACGGATTCCTCAAATCCCGGTTGCAGGACATCCGCACCGGGCGGCAGGACGAGAACCCCGACGACGAGGGGCAGCTAGTCTCGACCAAATTCGAGAAATTCGTGTCCGACCACACCAAGGACACCCTGGTCACGCAGAGTTTTGTCGCCAGCGGACGGCCCAAACGCGGCGGGTTGATGGATGACCGGGTGAAACTGGTCAAGGGTCTGGCCATGCCGGGCCGCGCACTCATACACATCAGCCTCGACGACCGGGAACTGCGCTTCGACCATAACGCCTTCAAGGCGTGGTGTTTGAAGACCGGCCAGTCCCACACCTCCATGTTCGACATGATGAAGAAGGTCTGGTCGATAAAGATGGTACGAGCGGTGCTCGCCATCGGCACCGAGTGGTCGTCGGGCGCCAAGGTGCAGTATTACCGGCTGATGCTGACAACGCCGGAGCTAGAGCACCACCTCAATTGGGGCACTCCGGCTCCGGCTGCGTCTAACGTCGTGCCATTCCCGCCGGCAGCGGAGTAGTTACCGGGTCGGAGTTGCGACCGGTGGTACCGGCTGACCCGACGGGTGGCCTGGGCTGCTGCCCGGTGGACGGTTTGACGGGCGCGCTGGTCTGCCGCCCGGCAACTCGTTACCGGCTTCCAGGGTCAAGTCGACGCAGACATAGCGCCACCCGACACCGGGGATACCGGCGACGACCCAGAATTGCCCATCGGGCAGGTCCTCGCCGAGCGGCGGCCACACCGCGCCCGGTGGCGGCTTGGTCGTGGCGTCGGGCGGGATCGGCGCCCACGGGTGATTGAACGACGGCGGCGGCCAGATACCCGGCGGGGCTTCGGGGAGGGTGCCACCACCCAGACCCAAATGTGGCGGCAGTGGCTGCCCTGACGGATGGCCGGGGTCGCCGTGGCCAAAGCCGGGATCGACGGGGCCTTCAATTTCGCGAACATGAATCGGTGCGTTGCTATAGGCGACATAGGCCATGCGGCCCTCCATCCGGTTTTAGATGGCGAGGTATAGCAGACCCAGGTTACGCCGGCATTACTTCTTCCGAGACTGCCCCGCCTCGCTCAGCGCAATGGCGATGGCTTGCTTACGATTCTTGACTACCGGCCCCTTCTTCGAGCCGCTGTGCAGCGACCCAGTTTTATACTCATGAAGAACTTTCCGGATTTTCGATTGGCCTTTCATAGGTCTCCCCCTCGGGGTCTATCGTCTTCCAATAGCCGGTCATGTCCGGGTGGAATGTATTACATTCCACGCACTCGATCTGGCCGTCGTCATAGAGCCAGAAGTTTTCACAGCCGCACTGGCACTGGTACACACGCGGCGCCGGCTTTTCCGGTTTCTTGAAATTCAGGACAGTCATTGCCTCCCCCGCACCAGCAATAGGGTGACGAGACGTGCACGCACTCGGTCGAGGATTCGCCTTCGCAGCAATAGGTTACGGTACTGCCGCCGCACATCTCGCATGGGTACGGGTACCGTACGAAACCGTCACCGTGACAGGAAGGACATATCACGATTCGCCGCCTCCAGAAGCTTCTGGGCATACAAACGCAAGGTGTTGCGGGTCACGCTGATGCGCAGCCTCTCCGTTTGGCCCCGATACATGTCGAGGTGGACATACTCACCGGTACCCTCGTCGGAAACAACGAGGCGGCCGGGAATCATTGGCTCCATGCCTACCATATCCTGCTCGAACAGTTCGAGCTGTAGCCAGTTCATTATCGCATCGTAGGCAGAAAAATATAAAGCCCGAGCAGTAAGACCGCGATAAAAGCGAAATACACGTTGCTCGCCGAGAACGGCGCCATTGGCGGAATAGGCAAGATAGTTAGCAACCAAAGAAAGAGGGTTACAACAAAGAGAATTTCTAGAATCATGGCTCGATCCGCTCCTCGACTGGCAGGCGGTAAGCCATCGGTTTACTGCGACAGCCAGTGCACACACCGCTGGAATTGATCACCGGCGGACCGTAGGTAACCCAGCACCGCTCACCGCCTTTGCAGCGGCGCGGCCGAAAGGCCGCGCGTTCCTGCCGGTAACTAGCGAAGTGCTCTAACTCCGCCGGATCGTACTGGCGAGCTGTACGGCGTTCCATGATTGAGATTATAGCTCCGCTTGCCCTTAAGGCGGAAAAAATTCCGGGGGTCAAGCTCCGCCGCCAGCATCTGCGCCTCTATCTCGCGACAATAGGCTTGGTTCCGGGCACGGTCGTACTCGTCCATGTCGAACAGGTTGACGTCGGGCGAGACGGTTACTCCGGGAGTAATCACAGGCGGCGCCACTGCTTCGACTCGCGGGCGTGCGAGCCGAGCTTTTTCATCTGCAGGTGGATGCCGGTGTACTCGATGTATTTGAGACGGGCGGCGTGCATCCACACCGCGCCCCAGGCGTTGGGCTTATGCGGCTCGCCGATCTTCGGAATGATATATGGCTTGATGTCTTCGCCGATACCGACCCAGCCCGGCGGCAGTTGGAACACTTCGGCCACCGCAGCCCGGTGCCACGCGCTTTTGCCCGCCTTAGATACCAACGACAGGCCGGTATCGCGCAGGATTTCCCCATAAGAACGGCCGTGCAGCATGTGATTTCTCCAGGTTTATTGTCGAGCGAACCTAGTCCAGTTCTCCATTAGCGGTACTTCGCGCCGCGACACGCCGCGCATACCCGCAAGATTTGGTTGCGCGTTGATGATCGCCTGCTCTCGTATCCGGGCCTGGATCGCCTGTCCAGTGATTCGTTCAGCCGGTTCGGCGATAGAGTTATAGCGGTAGATTTTATCCATCACTGACTTGCGGTCAGCGGCAGGGGTTCGGATGAACTCGTCGAGGATCGCGCGCTTGGCAGCGTCCGAAACCTTGTTAACCACGTCTATCGTGGCGCGAACATTGCGTGCATCGCTCGCGGTCTTGGGGATAAAGCCTGCCGCCTTGGCGATCAACTCCGCCGTCGAGAACTGCTCCGGCCGGGCGATAGTCAGATCGCCCTTGGCTGTCTTCAACCCCTCGGTCCCCCATTGGTACGCCTCGATGGGGTCCCTGACGATACGCGGCAATAGCTTGGCAACGGTCTCGGGGCGGAAGTCGCCCTTCATCATGTTAAATACCGACGCGGCCATCCCGGCGGCATTATCGGCCGACGGTCCTAGCATCTGGATGGCGAAAGACAGCGTGCCTTCCTTGTCGTGGGTCCGCCACTCCGGCACGCCCAGAAGGTTGGTAAACTGCAAGGACCGGTGCGTGTCGATCCCGGCCGCCATTGGCAGCCCATAGGCGATTACGTCGGCGACACCCTTACCAGCGATGTCTTTCGCTATGTTGCGTGACTGGGCTTCCCACTCCCGGTTGGTGTGTGGGTCCTCGCCGTGGAGGAAGTCCCACAGCCCCAGCCCAGCCATCATCGGCAACGAGCCGAACACCGCGCCGCCGACGCCGGTCCACAGCATGTGCTGCATGTGCAGAAGGGCTAGGGATTTACGGGCCTGCGCCCGGATTTCCGGGTTCGCGTCACGCAGGCTCTTAGCGATCAGGTTTGCCTGCACGCCCAGCATGTGCAAGCCGAACTGGCGGAACTGGGTCGTCACCGGAGCGAGCTTGCCCAGAGTACCCTGCGGCGTCGCCAGCCTGGATTTCTGGTTGTAGTCCGGCATCGAGTCGCGGGCGATCTGCTCGGAGTATTTAAGCGCCTCCGCAGCGTTGTGGCCGTTCTTGTTGAACTCGGTCACAAAGGCCGCCTTGGCGATAGCAAATCTCATACTGCTATCGGCGGCGTGCTCACCGGCACTAAAGACATCCATCGCCCGAGCGATGTAGCTGTGTCCGGTCATGTACCCCTGCGGCCCGGCCATGCGGCGCATCTCGCGGGTGCGCGACTGGTTGACCATGTTGGTCCGGTCCAGCATGTCGGCGACGAGGTCGGCGTTTTCCGGCGAGATATCCCCGGCGTTGCGCATCCGCTCCCGGTAGAACTTCAGCGTGTCCCAGTTGACCGCGCCCATTTCGTTCTTGATGGCGGCCCAGGCATCGCGACGAAAGACCCCGAGCGTGGTGCCGGTCATCTGGGCCATCGCCTTGGCGACCGCGTAGTTAGACGCAACCACCCCGTGGCGACCAGCCATCAACCCGGAAGCCGCCGAGTGCGCGCCGGCCGTGTTCATAAAGAAATGCGCCGGGCGTATCAGCGAGCTTGCGACGGTCCAACTGGTTAGTGCGCGCGACCCATTGCCAATCATATCGGCTGATGTGTCGCCATCTGCCGGTATCTGGCGCTTGCGCAGTTCCCGCACCCCACTCTCGGCAAGGGCAACTTCCCATGCTTTAGCGCCGGAATGGCGGAACTGTTGGTTCTCGTGCTCGGCCTGGAACAGGGTGCGGTTGACCTCGACGCCGTGCTTCAGATGCCCCATGCGGGCATTGTGGGCGAGGTAGTCGCCCATCAATGTGCGGGCGTAGTCCTCGGTGGCACCCCGGATACCCTCGCGCCGCATTGTATGGGTGGCAGCGCGGATACCCTGCTGGATTAGCTGGGTAGCGTAGAGGTCCTTGATTATCTCAGCACGGTCGCCGGTAATGCCGCCGGTCTCCAATGCCCGGTCGAGCGTACCAAGCGCCTGCGCCGGGTTCTGGAACAGCTTATTCGATTGCATCTGGGATTTAGTAAAGACCTGGGACACGTCGGTACGTTTCGGTATGCCCTTCTCCACGTTACCCCGGTGCAATTCATCCTTGCGGGTTTGGGCTGCGGTGACCGTCTCGAAGTGCTCAACGCCATAACTCGACGGCACCTTAGGGTCGCCATAGCTGACGATGTACTCGCCATTGCGCCGCAGCCCGAAATAGTTACCGTCGACAAACCCGAGGCGCTGGCTCTCGGCAAAGACCTTTGCCAAAGCTGCCTTGTTCCCTAATAGCGGACCGATAGGCGTCGCCTCCGCCCGGTCGATCACGTCCAGGATACCCTGGCGGGTGCGCATCTGATTCTTAATGGCGAGGCGCTCGGCCGGGGTTGACTCCTCGAAGGTCGTCTCGACGAACTCCTCGATCTTGGCTTCCCGGTCGGCTCGGTGCCACTCGTTCCGCAACGCATTGTGCTCGCGAAAGATTTGCTGCGACGCAGGAGTGAGATCGTTGAAGTCGCGCTGTCGATTAGCTAGAGCATCGAATTGCTCCTGGGTTCGCAAATGCGCATTACCCGCCGGATCGAGTACATCCACACCGTCGTACTGCACCTCGCTCATCAGCTTGGTAATCTTTGCCTGCTCCGGCGACTCGCGAAGCTGGTTAGAAAGGCGGTTCACCTTATCCATCGCGGCTTCGGTGATCGGCCGGCCATTGTTGTCGTAGGTGGTAATCTGCCGCACCGCCTCCGCGTCGGACGCATTCTTGACGCGGTCTATCGCGTCGCGGTGCGCCGTCACCGATGGGATGTACGGTTTGAGCATATCGTGAATTGCCTGGAGGTTGCCGCTTTGGTACGCACCGCGCAGTAGCAAGCGTCCTTTAGGGTCGGCGAAATTCTTCGCCGCATCCTTGATACGCTTCATACTGGCGGCGGTCCGC